TTGATCAACAAACATTTTTTGATCTTTCATGTTTTGCTCAAGCCAATATAGAATCTTAGATCTAATGGTTGAATCACCATAAAGTATCAACTCAGATGATATAGCAATTGCACCAGCATTCATAATTAAACTCCAGATAAAAATTTGTTTTGATCAACGATTGACTTGAAAAGATAATACTGATTACCTATATCTTTCAAGATACTTTCGCATGCCTGAACCATAGTTTCTACATAAAGAATTTTTTCTTTGATGAGCTGTAGAGATTCATCGGCATCAAGAAGGCTTTCCATTTCAGACCGTAGAGGTTTCTTATACAGATATTGCTTCAACTTATACCCAAGCAATTCATCCTCATCCATTTCACCGTTATAGTATTTCGTCATAATCTGCCGACGCTTTTGATACTGGAGGGAAAGTGTACGGAGTTTGATCTTGTATGTTTGCAGATATGTAAGATATTTTGAGTGCCTGATTGGATGAGAAGACATTCGCTCGGAAAGTCTAGTCTGATCAATTTTGCAGTCTTCTACCCATTCCGCCATTAATTCTTCATTAGTTAACATTTACCACCTATAGATTCACATGATTCATTATAAACCACAAAGCAAATAAGTAAAATCTTAATTTGCTGTATAGATCATGGGAAAACCGAGATTTCCGAAAAACAGCGTAAAAACCTGTTATAGATCAATATCTTATAGCCGTTGTTTTGTATTTCTTAAACAAAAACGAAGCGAGAAAAGTAAAATTGCGCAGAACACTCAACCGGAATTGGATCTGGCTGTTGAGTTGAAAAATTCAGCTGGCCCAATGATGTTGGAAACAAATCAAAGAATTTTATCACTCTATTTGGATTACTAGAGTTAGTAAGAGTAAGCAAAATAGCATCAGAAGTAAGTGATGATTCTGTAGTATTTTTAGGAACAAACTCCGAGCCGATTGCAAATCTTTGTTGAGTAATCCAACGGAAGATTTCTTCATAGTTCTTTAGATTTTCATCAACTAGGAAAGAAATAGTTAGTTGTGAGAATTCAGAAGATGAACCGGGAAAATATTGACTAGATGCACCAGATGGCGCCATTGGTGCCGGCACCGAAATTTCTGGTAAGTTCACCGATGTAATTCTAAATATAGTTTCTGGAATTCTTTCAATACTAAATTGATACGAATTTGACTTAAGTAGGTTGTAATCCATTTATACGCCCTCTTGGATTTCTAAAAGAGATGTCATAACACCAGAATTATATGGATCTTCGTGGTCCACGATTTTGGGTAGAGCACCAGTACGAAGTTCATAAGTACGAGCAGAAGCTATAATAATGGTGTGGTAGATATTTCCCATACTACGAATTTTGTCAATATCAATTTGATCATGTCGAGAGAGTTTCTTGGCTTGCATCTTTATTCCTTAATGGTTTATTTAATTTGTGTTTAATTGTCATTGCTTTAACTGTTGGAATTTTAGTCATCCCTACTGGGGGTGTATGATAACCTTGAAATTCTAAAAGTTCAGATTTATCTTCGTTGGTATAGTAATAGACAGTATTTGGTCTAAATTTCATACCTGGGTAAAATCCATCTGGAATCGGGTCACCTTCTTGGATAAATGTATTTACCAATCCATTTGTATAAGTTTTGGCGCCTTTGCATGCTTTTAAATATGCTTCTTTTCTCTTCAATTCCCATTCCGAATCTCTGGGTTTTCTACCCAATTTCCAACTTGGATCTGGTGGTTCTGTAGCAAATACTTCATCAACACCATTTGTATAGATATTTGTTCCAAGTTTAGCAGCTGCAGCTAACTTTGTTCTAGATGCATTTTGGGCAATTTGTTTCTCTGTTCTATATAGAATAAGATCGTACTGCTCAATTATTGGATCACCCTTTAGGTAGGAACCAAAATATATTCCATCTCGTGTGGCATATCTATTTCTACCTGTCCAAAAGACAGCATTTTTAGCATTTCCGAGTTTCCTGGTGAACTCATAATCTTCTTCTGTTCTATAAGTTCTCCAACCCTGTTCTATGTAGTTATGGAAATCTTCTGAATAAAGTTTAACTGAGGTTTTATTAGATAGAAAATAGATTTCAACTACTTTGTTAGGTTTCTTTGCATCAGAATGTCGTTGTTTGTGAAGATCGGACTGAACCGAATCTTTCATATAACCAACAAGATTAAGTTCTTGTATAAGAGGATCTGTAATTTCTAAGAAATATTTCTTTCCGGAAGCATCCTTATATGTAGTTTTTTCTTTTCTCCAAAGATTATATTCTATTTTTAATTTTGCGGCATATTTTATGTCTATAGATTTTGGCACAGATCTTTTAGAATATTTAGTTTTTTCATTCTGTACATTTAAAATGTAGTGTAATGCTTGTGTTTGACTCCCACCAAAAGTTTTCCATAAAATGACATGAGCAATTATGTGTTGTCTTGCAGTCAAATCAATGGAGTTCCATTTATTAAGTATTAGATCTTTGTAACCCGGGAATAGATCTTTTGCTTTTGGACAAATATGGTGTGACTCATAATAATCTTCAGTCTTGGGCTGAGAAGCACACCACTCTATAAACTTCACATATCTATTTAGATAATGTGGGTTGTGTGGTTTAGAAGAGAGTATAGATAAAATTCTTTGCATATTTAGATTTTAACACAAATAGAAACAATGTAAAATCTTTTGTACTAATGCTTATTATAGAAGATTTTTAGACACAAAGAAAAGGGTCCGAAGACCCCTTTCACTATATAGATCAATAACTTATTGATCCAATCTCTTCAAATTATGTTGCGAACCGCTGCGATACGGTAGTACGCGTTGTTGCGCCCTGCAGTCGCAAAGAACGGATTGCGAACCATACCGTAACGAAGACGGTATGCAAGCACTGGGCTCATTGTAGCTGGGTCAGTCGTGCGAACGATTTGCAATGGAATATATGGGCAGTAGAACTGCCCAGCATCCCAAGCAGAAGAACCCTTGTAACCAACCATGAAGAATTGGCTATTTGTACCGGCAGAGCCAGAGTATGGGTCGATGTAAACACGCATTTTCTTGTTCAAAACACCGCAGAAGGTTGCGCCGGTGTCATCAACGTTGATGTCGTTAGCCAAAGCTGGAGCATAATCCAACATACCACCCATTGCAAGAGCAGAAGCCACATCGCTTGAGCAAACAAGGATGTTACCTTTACCGCGACGGGTTTCTTGAGCGATAGCGTTAGCTTCACGTTCGATTTGGAACAATAGACCTTTATGACGTTCTGCCAACCAACGGCCGTCAGAATCAGTCAAGAGGTCAAACACACCGGCGGTAGTTGCGGATTGAGCACCAACTTTAGCACCAGCATAGATTGTACGAAGAACTTCGCGGTTGACTTCAGACAAGATTTCGGTAGAAAGGATGTTCGAAAGTTCTGCATCAGCATCAAGACCATGAAGGTTCTTAACGTCTTGTGCAAATTCAACCGAATAACCAGCCTTCAATGCACGAGTCTTAGCAGTAACGGACATCTGTTCGATGGTGAATGACATTTCAGCAAATGCTGGACCTGTCGAACCCAAAGTTTCGCCGACCTGAGTAGTCATACCAACACCAGTTGTCTGTGTACCAAATTGATCACCAGCAGTGCCGGAATCTTGGTCAACAAAGTCTTGAGTTGGATCTGTACCAGCGTGAGCAGGAGATGCAGCACCAGAGAATGCAGTATTAGCTTCAGCGAACTGAGCTTCTGGACCGGTTTGTGCACCATAACGGCTACGCAATGCAAAGATCAAGCCTGTAGGCTGACGAAGTGGTTGTACGCCGCAGATGTCGTATGCAAGCATTTGTGGTGCCGAACGACGAACCATCGAGATCAACACTGGGTCGAATTTCGAAAGACCGGAGCCATCTGTAGGATAACCTTGAGTTTGTGAGCCAGGAGCTGCTTCTTGAAGAAGTTGGCGAGATTGGATGATATCCTGCTCGGTATTTTCTAGAAGAACAGCGGTCGTTTGACGCTTGTGCTGGGATGTGATTGGAGAAACGCCTTCAGCGTCGAGCACTGGTGCCCATTTTTCCATTAATTGTTCTACGGTTTGAACTGCCATTTTAATTACCTCTTTTTATTGTGGATTTGTTGTAATACTTAAGCTTATTTCTTAGCAAGGTACTGTGC